TCTGTTTAGTTTTTTTCATCCATGCGCGGCACACTTCGCCATGAACACATGCGGCCATTATTCATACTCCTTTCGATATAGTTCAGCGTCGGCTCGTGTAGCCAGAAAATATTCATGCTCATGCCCAGGCCAGTTATATTCAACAAATACGCCCATCGTGCGCAGAATTGACTGAGCTGCCCTTAGTCGCACTTCATATTTTTCACGCTTATCTGAAAAAGCTTTCAACTCATTTTCATTCTTACTTTTGGTAGAATATGAAATTAGTCCACGCTCAATTTCTTTTGTCGTATTGAACCAGCTTAGAATACCGTCTTGCTGTTCTTTGGTAAATTGGGCATAGTCTCCTGGATAATTAAAAGTACACATATTCACTCTTTTTCTTTTACTATAATCGTATTCTCACTGCCAAGCCTATGTCCGATAGAGACGTCAAAGCCAAGAGCCTCAATCTCGTGGCAAACGGTTTCACAATCTTCTATTGACATTTCATAGATGCAATATTCAAAACTAATAGGCATATTCATTTTTAAGGTTTGGTACATTGCTTCTTTTATTTGCTGCAAAGCAATTTTAACGCAACCTTTCATTTCTTCCTACACAATCATGTATTCATCAACAAGACCTGCGGCCTTTGCGCGAGCAGGCTGATAGCGATTTTTCCACATACACTTGATTACTTCCTCGGGGACATACTCAACCCCATCGCGCTTCGCGTTCTGCGGCAAAGCAATATCAAGACCACGGTTGAAATATACGAGAATAATCTTGTCGGCATTTTTGCTGCAATGTTCAACGATTTTCTTTAAACTCTTCCAAGAAATATGAGTGGCATCAGCGATGACATTTGTATCATTCACGCGCAAGTTCCAATTAATCTGGTTATAGAAGCATTGCTCAACATCTTTCTCATACTTGAAGTAATCCATAGTGGGAAGGAAGTCAGGGTCATTTTTCATGTACGTGAAACGAATATTATCACGCGAAATAACCTTGGCATTAAAGTCTACATTATGCTCACGTGCCCAAGTACTTTTGCCGCAACCTGCAATTCCTGCGAGAATATAAAGAGTAGCCATCTTTTCTCCTTCTCTTGGCTTTCTTTATATATATTATATAATATAATATAGTAAAAGTCAATAAAAAAAATAGGGCAACTCCTAAAAGGAGTCACCCTATGGAATATGCGAAATTGCCTATACTACCGCAATAGTCGTTTTCGGCACTACCATAAAAGCCATCGCGTATAGGCGCGTAAATAAACATTGGCGGGATAATCCAGTTCCGACCCGGATACTTATTATTTACAAGTACGTTCCGCTTAGCAGGCGGACCCAGTTCCCCATTGGTTATCTATCCCATGTCGGGTACCTGTGTCGGGACTTGAACCCGCATCGGTCGATTATAAGTCAACTGCCCTAACCAATTGTGCTACACAGGTGTTCCAATATTAAAGCATAGAAGAGTACTCTTCAAGGTTCATTACAATACCATCAAAGAGCTCATTCGGACCGTATAAATCAAAAAGCATATCAACAAGCATTTTGTCATATTCTTCACATAAATAATTATATTGGTCACGTTGTTCTTGAGTCATACGAAATCTCCATTCAACGACTGCTTTCTTTTAATTATATTATACAATACGATTGATTGGCTGTCAAGAAAAATTAAGAATGCATTTCTTGCCATTTTTTACGTGCGCGAATGCGTGCTTCACGACACTCTTGAGAAGAATCGTTTCGTTTATATTCATTATAAACTTGTTGCTCAATCCAGTCAATATAATTTTCGTCATTTTTGCGATATTCAAAATGTGGGCAGCAAGTGGGCCACCATGCACCAATATTACCAATCTGATAAAAACAGCTACCAAATTTGTCATGCCGACCATGAGACGAAGCATGACCTACCCAATTGACGCATTGACCACATGTATGGTCAGATTTAATGTCACAAAATTTAAAACAAAAAGAAGAATCTACGTCGTCATGCATCACTCTATAGCATTTACAACGAAAATTGGACTGTTTTTGTTGAACATAACGAGGGCAATGTGAATGGCACTCTTTGAATAGCTTATATTCTTTATCGTTCATGTCTCTACCTTTTTCTAGGAATGAAGTTTTTGCAAGCTGCCGAGTCATGCCTGAACACATTTTGCGTTACTTGAATTTTTTTGTTTTTTACATCAATATCTTTCTTAACCCAAGTGTTGCATTTGCACCGTCCAGCATATTCTTCAAACTCAGGAAGGGCAGAAAACCACAGACAATCGTTACAAGTGTTCATGTTTCACTCCATAATAGCTGAAAGAAAATCAATATTGTAATGCTTCTCCAACATGTTGATGAAGTAAGGCGCTACTGAGATAAAATAATTGTATAGCTCTTTGGTCTCTTCTTTGTTATAGTCTTCTGTCTCTGCGAGTTTTTCAAATTTGACGAGATTATTTTGGTACTCTTTTGCCTTTCCATTTTTAATAGCACTTTCTTTTAATAAACAGCCGCAAGAACGAGTATCACCAACAATTAAACTTGAAGAAGCACCGTCTAAAATAGTACCGCAGTCGCATTTGCATGTCCAAATTACTCCACCGTGATCTCCGCGTGTTCGTTTGCCAGAATCTTTTAAAACAACAAGCCTGCCAAATCTTTGACCAATTAAATTTTTGATTTGCGCTTTCTTTTTCCCAGCTTGTTTTTGATTGTATTTAGTTTGGCATCCACAATGGTCAATATCTCCACATGCAACGTGGCTTAATCTAGATATAAAGACATTGCCACAATAAGGACATTTAAAGTTACAATACCATTCTTTCCCATTAGAATAATTACGATCGATTAGTTGCACACCGTTATTGAATATATGTCCATCCTCATATTTACGCCTAGACACATTATTCACCAGTCTTAATTCGTTGTTCTTGGACATCAATCCAAATATCATGGAGATTCACAGGAGCAAGATTGTTAGTATCAAGTCCAACATGATATGTCCAATCAGGCTGCAAACCATGCGGCGCAGCGTCATGAACATGACCGTAAAGAATAACATTCTCAGAATTACCATGCATGTCTTCTGACTTCTTATGCATCATAAGAAAGTTAATATCATTATAACGGATACATTCAATGTTGAGGACTTCCCAACCGACAACCTCTTGGATGCGGGCAATGCGGCCCTTCGTATCATGGTTTCCCTTAATGAGAGTGATATGACCATTTAGTCGAGGAAGATACTTATCGATTGTATCAAGTTGTCCCATACAAACATCACCAAGATGATAGACTATATCATCGGGGGAAATGCGGTCATTCCATCTATTGATAATTGCTTCGTTCATATCCTCAACAGTGTCGAAAGGACGAGATTTGTTACAGTACGTTATTATATTCTTATGACCAAATTGATTCAATGAGAATCTGAAATAATCCAGATTGACATTGGCACCACCTCCTTGTCATACATATCGCCAAGAATAGCCATACGCATTATCAAATAATCCTCTAGCACATGATGCAATACAGCTACTATAAGAGTTTTCTCTTTCTCCTGATAGGTGTTCCGCCGCATCAGCAACAGACTCGAATATTTTTATTATATTTTTTGTGTCTTTATCTAATTGAGCGACTTTTTTTTCTTTTTTCATTCGGAATAAAATCACTGTCGTAGTTAGCAGAATATGACCATCTATATCCATATGCTGTTTTTGTTTTCCGCGACATGCTGCAGAAATATTCATAGCACGATTTTTATTTTCCATTGCTAGTCCAGCGTTTTTAAATGAATTAAATTTATTTAAAATTTCTCCTGTTTTTACATCTATTTGATAAACTTCTCTAGAAGATGTCACAGATGCCATTTCTTCTGCACTTAATATTTTCACATTATATTTTTTACATGCTCGTCTTACAACTTTATCGCTACAGTTACATAAATTATAAACTTCTCTTTCGTTTTGATTTTTTGATATAGATTTGCTATTTCTTTATAGTCGTATAAAGGTTTTTTTGGTAACTTGTACACCGTTGTTCTTTAAAACTTTTCTAACAGTATCGTCACAGACCAAATATTCTTTGGCAATTTGCTGTATAGTTTTATCTTTAATAACATATTCATTATGTATCTCTTTAAAAGGCGGCCTTGCTTTTTATGAAATAATACCTCTACCACCAGGTGTAGAATTATAACCATTATAATAAGAATCATATTTGTTAATATAATATTTTTCTTTATCGTCTAAAAGTTCGTCGTTACATTTTTCTATTTCGACCACAAAGAAATTATTTATTCCGTATTCGCGCATTGCTTTATGTATAAGAAAATTTGAACCTTTTAAGGCTGAATGACAATGCTCCGAGAAACGTTCTTCAATAGTGCGTGTGGTTTGTCCTACATACACTTTATTGTTTATGTCGTTACATATTTTATAT